ATCTTTACATAATAAAACAAGATTATCTTCATTCAATGTTACATCTGGATTGTCTATGTTATATGGTGTTAAGTATGTCTTATGATGTACTATCTTCCCTGGCTCTCCACACTTAGCACATAACCCATGATACTTGTTAAATATATATTGTCTACACTTCTTCCATTGTCTACTGTTATAAAATGATTTAGCAAAGTCTTTAGCCATGCTTAACACCTTCCCTATTATTATCCCAACAATATTGTTGATGCTTCTTATCTATAAACTTAATGTTCTTATAGCTAACTAAATCTAATGTACCATCTTCATATTCTACTAATCCTTTTATATCTTCTCTAATCTTTATGCTTGCTTCTACTCCATCCGATTCTATATATTGTTCATCTGATTCTATATACTTATTATGGAACAATGCTTTTCTATTATTAACCATGCATGGTCTTAACTCTATTTCAATAGTTATATTTCTAAATGCCATTGCCTTTCCTCCTAAATAATAAAGGACCTTATTAATTATAATAAGATCCTTTATCTATCATATATTATTGTAATCCTTCTATACTTTTCTTTACTTGTTTTATATTTGATATTGTTGCACTATCATCTGGCTTTTCTATTCCTCTATAAACATATTTAACCATTTGTATGGAGTCTGTACCTAATTCATTTAGTAGCTTTGCTGTACTATATTCCTTACTCTCTTGCTTCCCAGCACTTTCAAGTATATCCATAGTATCTTTTCCATATTGATATAGAAATCCACCTTTTGTCATTATGTCTTCCATATTCGCATCATTATCAAACTGTGTTTCATTGTTTACATATTTCTTAAGATCTTTTAGATATTGTACACCTAGTTCAGTCAATTTATCACTATCATCCTTTACAGCTTCATAATCACTTTTACCTTTTGTTATAAAGTAATCAACCTTTTCTGAACCTGTCATATCTTCTAGGTTAACCTTGCTGTCTTCTGATGTTGTTCCACTACAAGCAACACATCCAATAGATATCATACATACTAATAATACTACTAATAATCTTTTTATATTTCCCATAAACTCACTCCTTTAGTTATTAATCTTAATTAAAGAGTATCTGCTTATATTAATATTCGCAACATTTATTTTAATTCTAATAATAAGCTTCTTAATTTTTTTTATATTTTTCATCTTTAACTATTCTTAATAAACATTCTATCTCCCATTGTCTTGGTGTGTTAGGTGTCTTCTTTCTTACAGCTAAATCTATTATACTTTTAGCTTTGTTATAGTTATGTATATGTGTATGTCCTTCCTCAAAGTTTTTCTTAGTATTATGTACTATATATCCATGCTTTACTTTATATATAGCATATTCTTTTCTTTCATATATTTTTCTACTCATTTAGATTAACTCCTTCTTTACACAACAAAAGGAGCCCATGAAGGGCTCTTTTTCAAATTGAGTATGAGATTAAAATCTGTTTCTGTTGTTGTATGATAGTAATTACAATTAGCAAGCTACAGGATTCGAACCTGTATCACATGGGGGAGTGATTTCCATTACTTGCACGTTGCTGAGGTTTTACCCCCAGCCATTTCCTGTCATAACTAAGCTGTTAATTATATACTTAATACTTAGGGAGGACACAAGTCTGTGCCAAGAAAAAACCAATGTTTTAAAAAAACTGTAGCAATTATACTAGTCAAATAGGTTACCAGGCTATCTGACATTCAATAAGAGTTCGTAAAGAAAACAACCTTTATATTTTCCTATAATACAAATATACTATAGTTTTCTGTCTAAAAAAGGAACTTTTACGGAAATTATGAGGTAACTTTACGGAACTTTTACGGAAATCATATAAGTGATTTTATTTTGTTTATTATATCGTTTCTCATAATTCTACATTTTTTATCTGAGTAACCTATTTCTTCTCCTACATCTAACCAGCTAGGTGCTTTTTTTCTGTTTGAAAAATATCTAAAGCTAACAAGTCTTTTCTCTTCTTCTTTTAATAATTCTAATGCATTTTCTATTTTTCTAATTTGTCTCTCTTTTTTATGTATCTTATTTTCTATTTCTATTATCTGTCTCTCTTTTGCAAGCAGTTCATTTTCAACTGTATTGCTTATGTTATTTGTTTGTCCTGTTCTTTCGTCAGCATAGCTAATAGCTTTGCATCCCTTGTAATCTATTTCTAAATATTCTAAATCTATTTTTAGACTGTTTAACTCTATTTTCATAGAATTATAATTGTATAACTTACCTTCTGCATCTGAAAATGTTTTATCTTTTTCTATTGTTTTACTAGCCACGCTCCCACACTCCTGTTATAATATTATTAAGGAATTTGTCGGAATGTGAAAGCATTCCTTTTTTTATGTCAATTATTTGTATTTATCTTCTTTGTGTAGTCCAATTTTCTGGTATCCAATTTTCTGGTGTTGGAACGTAAAAACTTTGTACACAGTCACCTAATATTTTTTTTACTTGACATTTGTTGCAATCTTCATTGCTACTGCATTCTTTTTTTATTGTTAGTAATGCTTTTTTTATTGATTCTTTTCTGTCTTCCATTATTCTTCCTCCAATAAGTTTTTATTCTCGTATATATTTCCTATAACTGTACCAAATTCAACTTGGGCATCACATATCAATTCTTCATCTCCATCTGCATAATAATCAAAATAGCAAACAAAGAATGCTCCTCGTTTATATACTATTTTTCCTATATGTTCCCACGTTGAACCTATTTCTCTATCGTCTACTCCTTCTAATCTTATTATATCTCCCTCATATATTTCTTTGCCGTTAGCATCTTTATAACCTGTATATTGTCCAGCGCTTTCCTTATCTACAATAAATACTTCTCTAATACCAGCTGTTACGTATGCATTAGATGAACCATCTATAAAAATTGATTGATGTAATCCATAACCATAAACCCATTTTTGACTGAAACTGTCATATCCTCGAAACTTAATTTCTCTCATTTTTTATCTTTCTCCTATCAAATGAATTGTATTGTTTTGCTTATGATGATCATATATAGTAACATCTTTTCTTTTTATTTCTATAACCATGTTATATGTGTATCTATATTCTATTGGAAATAACTCAAATTTAATTATCTCTAATCCTTTAGCTTCAATTTGTCTTTTTATAAATTCAGCATCTATATCTTTTATTTTTACTCCTGGTACACATATTGGTAATATTATGTTTCTATAATTATGATTTTTCATAGCATTAATAATCGGATTTACTACTCTCTCTTTATACATTGTCTTTATAGCTTCTTCTCTATATGTATACTCTTGTATTTCTTCATCTTCATCTAACATAGTCAATATTACATTTCTTACCCTCTCTAGTCTTAAATTGCAGTTCTTACAACCAAAAACTGATAATGCATTTCCTCTTAAAATTCTTCTAAAGTTATTACATCTACAATCACATTCTTTATGCCAGATGCCCTTTTTTATCTTTATTCTTTTATTCATATAGTCCCTCCAATTCCTTTTCAGCTAATTTAATTGCTTCCAATGTGCTATATCCCTTTTCTATGTATTTCTTAGCCAGTTCGACTAATTCTTTGTATCTTGCTAATATCAATTAATCACCTCCTTTTTAGTCCTTGTAATTCTTCAAGTTTCTTACAATCAACATACTTGCATTTATCTTTACAGTTATGTTTTATAATCGTTCCTTCTCCATATGCTCCTACTATTTGTGGTCCTAAATAGTTGCTGCAGTATTTATCGCCAGTTTCTTTTTTAAAGTATTTACATTTCATTGATATCACCTAATTTTCTGTTATATCAACTATAGCTGCGATTTCTGAAACTTTTATATAAAAATTTGTTTCTCCTTTTCTGTCGTTTACAATAGCTTCTGCTTCTTTGAAACTACATATTTCATTTACTTGGAAATCAATAATATTACCCGTTATGTTCACATTAAGTTCTTTACCGCTTTTTAGGATTATTTTATATATTCTGAATTGTTCTGCCATATATATCCTCCTTATTCCTTTACATTTATTTGGTCCATAGATACTCTAGCTGTTCTTCCTCTGCTATCTCCTCTATCAAAGCTTTCTCTTTCTATAAAAACAAATTCTTTTGTCTTTTTATCAACTGCTATGTATAATCCAGTTTCTTCTAATAGTCCTTTTAATACTGTACATATCATTGTAACAGCACTTTCCATTTCTTCTTTGTTCATATTTTTACCTACTTAATCCTAACCCTCAAAGCTCCATCCATTTTCACCTACTATTTCTAATATTTCTTTTAGTGTATAATTTTCAAACGGATGATTCATAAAATAAACTCCATTTGATATATCTTCATTATCAAATGTATAGTTATATACAGACCAATCATAGTTTTTTGCTTCTTCTTTGCTCATATCATCTATATCTTCTATATTTTCAAAACTTATAAAATCCCAACCGCATGGATGTATTAAATCTCTTTTAATCCCTTTTGCATTTTTATAGTTTACATATATTCCATTGTGAAAAAACTTAGATGCTTTATATACTTCTTCTAAATATTCATCGCTTAGAAACTTTAATTCTTTGTTCATATTTCCTCCTAAAAAAATGTCAGTTGATTATATTTCACTTGAGCCTTTACCCAAGGTCCATATTCTTCAAAATTCGTACATTTCTTATAAATTCTACTATTTACCCATCTAGCAAAATGTTTAAGTCTTAAATCAGGTATTTGATTATAAATCATTACAAATGGGTCTACCTTTAAGGAAGTTAATGTTTTAAATCTATACATATCTTCCTCAAAAGTGGTGTTGTAACCAACCAACATAAAACACATATGTTTATACTTCTTTACATGCTTGCTAAGTGTTTCAATACCTTCTAGCACCTTTCTTTCGTGTCCCATCAAATCCCATGCATAATGTAAACTTCTTAAATGTTTTACTTGTCCTAACCAGTAAGCCTTTTCATCTGTCATAAGTCTTACATCACATCCTTGATTTATATCAACTATAAGTTTACGTTCTTTTATTTCTTTTAGTTTATCTATGCAATACGGATCAGCTGTAAAGTTGTTATCATGTAAGATTAATACATTACTTTTAGGATTAAGTAAATCACTTATTTCAGCTACATCATGAAACTCACCTTCTTTTTCTGGTACAAAGCAAAATCCACAATTTCTTACACAACCTCTAGATGTATATCCCATACCAGCCTCTACAATTTCTTTTGCCTTTTTTCTTTTATGTTCCTTTGTTCCAATACCTTTCATTCTACTAGCTATTTCTTCTATGCTATATAGCTCATAATCAGGTCTAATTTTTTCAATTTTATCAGGCAAAGTCTTTTTTATATCCCAGCCTGTTCCACCGATTTCTATTTTATCTTCATATTTATTTACTAGATCTTCACAAATAGATTTACTTCTAGTAAAAATTGCACTTGCAAATATTTTTTCGTATTCTTTTCCATCTTGCACAAATTCGACTGTTTCTCCGATTGACTTGTAATAAGTTGAAAGTTTCATAAGTGCAAGATTAGGAATTTTACTATCTACATCTATTAATCCAATCATTTTATTCACCTATATCCCTAAATATCTCTTAATGATCTGTATAGCTTCTTCTGAGCCATTACATCTAACAGCTTTATATCCGTAACTATTTAGTTTTTCTAGCCATTCCTTTTGTTCTTTTGTCATGCTCTTTGTTTTATCTGCTTTTAATTCTATGAATAATCCTGCATATTTTTTATTAGGTACTAATAGTCCTAAATCTGGAAATCCTTTCGCCATACCCATTCTTTTTAATTCTGCTCCGTATCTAGCTGATCTCTTGCTTTCATTTGGGCAATGAAATATCATTTTAAGTTCTGGATATTTGCAAGATTGTAAGTTGCACCACTGGATTATCACCTTTTGTTCTTGTGCTTCTGTTACTCTTTGCTTACTTGTTTTATTTTTATCTGCTCTTTTGATTCCTTCCATTGCTGTGTTGTCTGTGTAACCTTCTCCATTTTTATTTAGCTGATATCTATCCATATTCCCTCCTATTTTGCTGTTCTGTATGGTGCTAGCATTGTTACTAATTTATGTACTAATATTTCTTTGTCTTTTGTTATTTTCGCCTCACTGTTTATCGCTAGTCCTCTTTTTTCTTCTGCACGATATTCTTCTCTACAAGTATCACTACAAAATCTTTGATTTGCTCTATTACTTGTAAATTCTTTGCCGCAATACTCACATATTTTTTTATTAGCATTTTTTATAAAATTTATTTCCCATGTATTTTTATATGGAGTGCTTTGTCTTATAGCTGATGCTACAGCTCCAGCGTATATTTTCTTGCCATATACACCTGTAAGATACTTCGCTACTGCATTTTGGCCTGTAAATTCTAATACTTCTCCAGTTTTTATATTTTTCACTTCGATTATATTTTTTTCCATTACTATTCACCCCTTTTCTTTACTTCTTTTGTTTCTAGTGATTTCAAATAGACTTGCAACTCCTCAGGACTTAATTTGTATTCTTTTACTTTGCTGCATTTTTTCTCGCTTTCGTAATTGCCTTTTAAAATAATCTCTCCTGGTTGAAAATAGTAAACTCCACCTTGATTATCTCTAGTTTTAACTTGCTTTACATTCAGATTTCTCACTGATGATTTTTCTTTTCTAGTGCATCCACATGATTTTGTGTTTCCAGATTTCAAGTTATATTCTCTGACGGATACTGTATTTCCGCAGCTACACTTACATATCCATTTTCTTCTACCACTTGATTCTTGATCTAATTCTATTACTGTAAGTTTGCCAAATACTTGTCCAATTAGGTCTGGATTTTCTCTAACAAGTCCCATTTCTTTTACATATTTTTTTATAGTATTTTTATTTCTATTTAACTCATAAGAGATGTTTAGTATGCTTAATCCTTTATTGTATAATCTCTTTATCTTTCTCTTTTCTATATCTGATAGTCTTTTTGCCATTTGATTATCCCCTTCTGGGGGCTTGTTTAAGCCCCTGTAGTTACTTCATAGTTTTTATATGCCCCAATAAACGTCCTTGAACTTCTGCAATGGTTTTTATTTCCTCATAAGTGCTATTTTTCTTGCATTTTTCTAGTTCTAAAACAATTAGTAATTCTATTTCCTTTGGTGTTTTGCCATAAAATCCTAACTCTTTTATAAGTTTTATGGTTTTTTCGTTGTAATTTTTATACAGTTCCATCTCCGCACCCCCTATTTATTTCCTATAGGATAATACATTAATTCCTTTCCGCAGAACAGATAATATCTAGACCCTTTATCTCCATCTCGATTCTTATCCAAAATGACTTCAACTAATGTATAGCCTTTTTCTTTTTTATCTCTCATGCTTTCGATAAATTCTTCTAGTCTAGTACCTTCATTAAAACCTGTTCTTTTCCATGCTTGTTCTAATTCCTTCTCTTCTGTAACTTCATGTATGTAAACCACTTGATTACTATCTTGGTATATTGCCCTTGATTCTCTACAATAAGTTTCTCCATGCGGTCTATAATTTCCAGTACCTTTATCCGCTAACTGTGTTAGTTGTATTACTATCATGTTGAAATCTAATGTTATATTCTTTAATTCCCTCGACAATTCCGCTACCTGTCGTTCTCTAGAGACTTTTGTATCTGTTGGAGTTAATAGTTGTACATAATCTACTATCAGTACGTCTGGCTTATACATTCTTAGTGCCTTTTTAATTTGTGCTATCGTGCTTATACTATCGTCTATTCTCAACTTATCTGTATTCAAACTTTCCATAGTCTCTATTATTTTCTTGGTTTTGCCTGAGGATAACTCTCCACTACGATATTCTTGTCTTGTTATTCCCGCGTAACTTAGTAAAATTCTCTCTGCTACTTGCTCCTTGCTCATTTCTCTACTAACTATTAGGACTTTTTTGCCCTGTTTTAACATATTAATAGCCATTCTTAAGCTCATAGCGCTTTTACCAACTCCACTTTTAGCTCCTATAGTAAGTAATTCTTTTTTAGCTAGGCCACCTTCTGTTAACTTGTCCACTATTTTTATTCCAGTTAATACACGTTCTATTTTTTCACCTAGCTTGTCAAACATATTTGCTATTATAGAACTTAATGCATTATCTTCATCTACTTCTTTATTTACCTTTGTGCCAGTTTCAAAAGTGTTAATGCAAGTATTTATATTTCTCCCTGTTTGAATCCCTTCTATAAGGCTTTTAGCAAGTTCTATCGTGTCTCTTTTTTGTTTCATTTCTTTTATTTCACCAATATAAAACTCTATATTACTTGCTGTTGTAGCATATTGGTTTAAATTCGTTATATACATCATTTCAACTGTATTATCTATTTGTTCTATCTTATTTACTAAACTTATTAGATCAATCGGTGATTTTTCTTTATCCAGTAGCTTCATTGCTTTATAAATAACTCTGTTATATTCGAAATAAAAAGTTTCTTCCGATAAATCCTGTATTACTTCAAATAAGTTAGGTTCTAACAATACCATCCCGAGAACTATTCTTTCATATTCTAAATTGTATAAATAATTGTTCATAAATCCTCCTATTCCCCAGGTCCATTTATCAAGTCTAGCAAGTCTAATGATGATTCGATTTTTGTAGTTGGTTGAACTGATTCACTTGGTTGGTAGTTTTCATCTAAATAATCTATATAAGCTCCATTAAAAAATGTGCTTCCATGTTTTATATATTGCTTGTCTGTATTTTCTTTTTCTTTAGCATATCTTTTTACCGCTCTTTCTAATTCTTCTGCACTTATCTTTTCTTTTGTAAGTATTCTTTTAATGTACTTATATGCTTTAGCTTTATCTTTCTTATTAGGATATAATTTCCATATATTATCTATAACATCTAAAGAAATAACAGCATTATTATTTGTATTATTAATATATGTATTATTATCCTTAACCTTTTCTTCCATAGGGGTATGGAACTTTTCTTCCATAGGGGTATGGAACTTTTCTTCCATAGGTTTACTTATATACAACCTTCTTTCTTCTATACTTTTGTTTCCTTCTTTATATATGATTTGTGATTTTATATATCCCTTTTGTATTAGCTGGTTTATCCATTTTGAAATAGATTTCTTAGATACCTTATATAACTCTGCAAAGTAATTATTACTAGCCCAGCAATAACCTTTTTCATTACATAAAGCAGTTATTTCCCCATATAGTAGCTTTGCATTAGGAGTTAAATCATTATCATATCTTACATTAGCTGGAATTATCGCATAATAAGATTTTTGTAATTCATTCATTATCTGCTCCCCCCTTTTATAAAATGTCAAATTTCGTATCTTTATAGTTATATTATACTATTTTTGTCTTACATTGTAAATACTTGTCTTGCAAAATAATATAATGATATTGCTTTATCTTACTTAAATATGTTAAAATGTAAATAAAAAATAAAGGTGGTGTGTTATGACAACTAAACAATTTACATTTAGAATGCCAAATGATTTAAGAGAAAAACTAGAGCAAATAGCAATTAAAGAAGATAGATCTTTATCGAATCTAATAATTAAAATTTTAAAAGATTATGTTAAAGTTAGCTCGGAGAAAGGAGAATAAACTCCTTTCTTTTTTTATTACTCCCCAACCTAGCTACATATCCATTACTTGCTGTCCTTCTATTTGTCTGCTATCTTCTTCTATAGGTTCTTCTGTATAATCTACATCTTGTGCTGGTTCATAGTTTGTTAGTAGTTGTAATAGCTCGTCCACTTCTTCGAATTTTAAGTCTTTTAGGTCATACCCGTTACTGCTGCAGAAGTATTCTAATTCTTTTGTGTTTTTAGCATCTTCGTGACTATATAATCCTTTTACTTCTGCCATTGCTAATAACTTTCTCTTTTGCTCACTTGTTGCTTTACCTATTACTACTTCTTTTTGTGGTAATTTATCTGGTACTTCTTTGATTTCGCAGCTATCATATAAACCTTGTAAATCTTCTGGAAATGCTTCTCTAAGCGCTGTAACCATAGCACATTTTTTAATCATTACCATTGGCATTGTTTTCCAAGTTGATTGACTTTTAGAATATTCCTCCAAAGCTACAGATGACTTTATAGGGAACTTTCTATCGTTTCTATGAACTTCACACCATCCACCAATTAGAATATCTTTTTTAAGCTTTACAGAACCTTCTATCTCTACTAAATTTCCATCACGTTCTACTATGATTCCACTTCTCATACCTTCAAAGTGTTCATTTCTATTTGCTCTTTTTACAAATACATCTTTACCGACTACTATGTTAGCTGGGCTTGTCCCAAATTTAATTAAATAAGCTTCATTTAAAAATGGATTAAGATGTTGAGCTTTACACAATTCGATAAACATTAATGTTTCTTGATCTGTTATATTTCCATTACCTCTGACTAAGTAATTTTTAACTGTATTATTGTTTAATACTTGTCCACCGTCTAATTTGTATTCTGCAAGTGCTAGTGCATTGTCATTTACTTGTACTGCTTTAGTCATGTTATTCACCTTCCTTATTTCTCTCTAATTCTTCTATATTAAGTCGTAAAGCATATAATAAACTGCTTTCATAACTGTCATGTTTTACTTGTCCTATTTTTTCATATGTTTTTATGTAATGTCTTTTAAAATCTCCTATTGTCATGTTTTTTCTGTTATTTAAAGCAAATTCTGCCCCTTCTATGAAACCTAATCGACCTTCTGGGTCGCTTTCATTTCTGTATAATCTAACTAGGAATAATCTTTGTTCTAGTGTTTTTATGTTGGAGTTTTTTACTCCCTCAGATTGTAATTTTAACTTCATATTATCCCCCTCTTATGGTATAATTTAAGTATCTTATATTACATATAGTGTTTGATTTATAGCTATCTAGATTTGGTACCTCTAGATAGCTTATTTTGTTATGCGATAAAATCTAGGTATGCATGATCTAAGATGTCATATAACTCTACTTCTTGTTGTTTGTATTTTGAGTATGCCTTGTTGATAATAGCTTCTTTTTCTTCTGTTGGTATGTCAGTTCTTTCTGAGTTGTCTAAGAATATTTTGTAGTATACTAAGTAGTTTTTCTTGTCTTGAGCTTCAACAAGCTCTTTTACATCGTTGTAAATTTGTTCTTTACTCTTCATTTGTTATTCCTCCTTATCTCCAGTTACATTTTGAGTTCATTAACTCTATAAGTTGCTTTACAGTCATGTTTGGATACTTATTTGCTAAGTAGTTTAGAACTTCTGGTGTACATTTCATCTAACCACCTCCTTTACACCTTCGATAACTGCATCTAATACTTGATGCATCTTTAAAATTGTGTATTCTGTGTCTTTGCTACCTGTTGATGTGTATAGAAATGTGTCTTTTGTTTTGTATTGGTCTATTCTAAGAGTTAGACTGCAAAATGGTTTGTCTATTCCTTTTAGGTGATGTAATCCTAGAAAAGCACTTATGAAACCACTATTTTCGTTGATGTATTCAACTTTGTCAAATAGCTTATTTGCTTCTTTTCTGAACTCTTGATTTGTCATTTGTTTTCCCTCCTTTATACAGCTTTCATATTTCTTCTTTTGCATTCCCCTAGTTGATAAAATATTTCTTCATCTTTAAATAACTTATTGCATATGTCGTAAACTCTTTCTAAGTTCTCTCTAGAAGGCGTTAATGGACTTTTTACAGTTATCTTAACCCCTCCATTTTGATATATTTTTTCTTTCATATTGCACCCCCTAATAAAATATGATGTCTAAAATTTGTCCTATTCGTGGATGCTTCTCCACCAAGCTCCAAATGCGAAGCCTAAGCTAAATATGATACTTACTATTATGTATTTTGCTATCATGATGCCTCCTATCTGCTATAATCAACTACTGTGTTATTGCCTTGTTTTCTAAGTAGCGCAAACTTATTTTGTAACACGTGAAACATTTTAATTTCTGCTTGGTATGGAGTTATGATGCTCCATTCTTCTTTGTATCCTCTAGCTCTTAATATGTCTGATACTGCTTCAACTTCCTTTCTAAAGAAATGTTCTGTTCCTGTGTATATCGCCATATTTAGTTACCCCCTAAATTAATACTTCTTATTTACTTTTTTCGTTTTCTTCTAGTAATTTTTCAAGATCTTTTTCTTTCAGAAGTTTTTCAATGATTTTTATTTCGCCTTTACCAGTTACTCTTGTTGTTCTAAATGTGAATGTTCCTCTTGCTGTTTTCTTAGTACCTTCTGATACTTCTAAATAACCTCTTTCAACTGCATATTGAGTAGCTTCTGTTGAGTTTTTACATACCCAGCCCCAACTTCTCAGTCTTTCATATAATCTTCTTTCTCCTATAAGTATCTTGCTATTTGATTTTGAGATTGCTTTAGCAGTTTCTCTAACTAATTTTGTGTTTTGTGATATAGATATTTGAGTTATCACTCTGTCTTTTTCTGCAATTTCTTTTTTAGCATCTTCCAGTAATTTGTTTTTATTGTCTATTGTCTTTTGCGCTACTATTAAAGCTTTAGCCATTATTGTTTCATCATCTTCGCCTTCATCGTGTGGTATGTAGCCACCAGTTTTTCTAATTTGTGGTAATACTTCATCAAAAACCCAACTTTCAAACTTCTCTGCACTTGGCAATTTTGAGCTTATAATCAATCTATAAATATCACCTTCTGGAATAACTTTAAATTGTTGACGACGTCCTAACGAATCGTTACCCCATATCATTTTAGATTTTTTACAGTGGTCATTTGTTGCTTTACTAGGATTTGTATATCCTAAAGCTCTAGCTATATCATTAGCTACAAACCAAGGTTCTTCATTAACAGCTATTGTTCTTATTTGACCAAATTCTTCACTTTCATAAACTTCTAAATTATTTACTAAATTGTTCATTTCATTTATTAGGCTCATTTTAATCCTCCTTAATTATAAATTACTGCATACTTTTCTTGATTGAGTATCCTTTATGTGGACTTCGTGACTAAAAAAAAGTTCTTCTATGCTGACGTCAAATAAATCAGCCATCGTCTTAGCTTCGGTTAATGTTATTTTTCTTCTTCCTGTTTCTTTATTTGCATAACTTGTTTTAGTTACTCCTAATACTTTTGCTAAATCTTCTTGAGTGTAACCATATACATTTCTGTATATTTTTAAATTCATCAAGTTCATTCTTGCACCTCCTTGATTTAATTTATACTTTTATTATATATACGTTTCGTGTACTTGTCAATAGTTTTTCCGAAAAAGTTTTCTGTTTGTTATACTTTCTTGAAATAACAATTATTCGTTCGATTAAATATGTTATAATTACTTTATAATTTAGAGGGAATAGTATTCAGAAAGTAGAATATTATATATAGAGGGAAATGAGTGAGAAAGAAGGAAAAACATGATGAAAACACAAGGAAATATACTAAGAGAATTGCGACTGGAAAAAGATATTACGCAGGAAGATTTGGGAAAAGTTTTGAATGTAAGTAAACAAACTGTAAACAATTGGGAGAATAATAGAAGAAAATGTGATTCAGATACTTTGTTTAAGTTAGCAAAATTTTTCGGTGTTACAGTTGATTATTTGTTAGGGATTAATGAAAATAAAAAACCTATCAAAGATTTAACAGAAAAGCAAAAGCGAGCACTTCAGCTGGCAGACCAATTATCTGATGAAGAATTTAACAATATAATAAGGCTTGTAATAAGCATGAAAAGAGGGACTTAATTCTAAGCCCCTCTTTTTTACACAGATTTATTTTTTTCTACTTGTTTTTGCATTTTTTTTATTATATCTTCTAATATTTCATCGTCTACTAATAATATTTCTTCTTTTCTTTCTAATAATGCACTCTTTTCTTTCAAATAGATTCCCCCTTAACTCGTTTTTCATAGAACAAATGTTCTATTTTATTCTTTATATATATTATACACCAAGTCATAAGTTATATATATTATTTTTCCGAAATATTTATAATATTATTATACTACTAAACATTAAGTTAAAAGAGGTATTTTGATATATTTTACATGTATATAGGGGAAAAATTATTTTTTTATCAAATTATGTTGGAATTATGTTGGAAAGTGATGCTATCAACATAGCTTTCTGCTACAATTTAAGAAAAAACAAAGGGGAGTTTATAAGTTATGAAGAAACTATTAAGTATCATTTTAAGTGCTATGTTATGTTTAAGTTTTGTAGGTTGCAGCAATAATAATACTACTGTTAAATCATCTTCTCAACAAGAATCTAGCAATCAAACTAGTAATCAAAGTGAAAAAGATGATAGTAAGGTTAGTTTTTCATTAAGTGATGGTACGTTTAAGGTTGGAAAAGATTTAGATCCAGGAATTTATGTTCTAGTTAAACAAGATGGTGAATTTATGGGAAGCTTTGATATCACAACGGACACTACAGGCGATGTTGAATCTTCTGTTGACTCAAATGCATTTGAAAACTTTTCTTACATAGAAGTAAAAGATGGTCAGTATTTACAGTTAAATAAATGTGATTTATATAAAGTTGACGAAATAAAAGATAAAGCTTTGGATTTTTCTAATCTTGATGAACTTACAAACGGTATGTATATAGTAGGTGAAGATATACAACCTGGAGAACACAAATTAGAAGCTATAGATAGTGATTCAGACGGATGGTTTTGCTTATATAATAATTTAGGGGATGGCTATAAGAATGCTCCAGATTTACAAACAGCTGACTATTTTTCAGGAAGTAAATTAATAACATTAAAAGAAGGGCAATATTTGAAATTAGATAGTAATACAAAAGTTATAAAATAGAAATAATATAGATAAACATCAGGGCAGTTTTACCAGCTGCTCTTTTTAATTAGGAGGAAATAAGATGTATGCAATGTATTTAAGGAAAAGCCGTGCTGATGATAAGGATATTCCATTAGAAAAGGTCCTAAAAAATCATTACAATATGCTAACGGAATTGGCTGACAAGTTAAAAATACAGATAGAAGAAGAAAATGTATTTCGAGAAATAGAGACTGGAGATAGTATTTCTATCCGTCCAAAGATGCAGGACCTACTAGAAAAAGTATCTGAGGGATTATATGAAGGTGTTTTTTGCACTGAATTATCAAGGTTATGCAGAGGTAGTAAGATAGATCAAGAGATTGTATCTTCTACTTTTACCGCTGCGGAATGTAAAATAATTACACCAAGTAAGACTTATGACCTTGCAAATAATGAGTTCGATGAAGAAATGGTCGACTTCGGACTGTTCATGTCTAGAAGAGAGTATAAAACTATCACGAAACGTATGCAACGAGGTCGTGAACAATCCGTAAAACAAGGTAAATACATAGGTTCTATTCTTCCTTATGGCTATAATAAAGAGAAATTAGAAGGAGAAAATGGCTTTAGGTTAGTTATAAACGAAGAAGAAGCACATATAGTCAGATTAATATTTAAGTGGTTTTTAGAAGATAATGCTGGAGCTAGCATAATAGCGAAAAGGCTTAATCAAGGCGGTTATCCTTCCAGAAGTGGTCGTGTATGGAGCTATAGTTCAGTAAAAAATATACTAACAAGCAATGTAGTAGCTGGATATCTTAAACATGGAGAAAGAAAATATAAGAAATATATAGATGCAAAAGGTAATGTAAAAAAATCTAGACCAGTAAATGCTGCTGTTGAATATTATAAAGGACTGCATGAAGCAATTATACCTTTGCACGAATTTGAAAAGGTACAAGATATATTAAACTCTAGAAAGCAGCATAAATCTAACTTTGATTTACCACTATCCAATCCATTGGCTGGTTTAGTAAAATGCTCTGAATGTAATAGAATCATGGTAAAAAGAAGATGTTCTCAAGGTGATTTCTTATATTGTTCTACTACTGGATGTAAAAATATAGGTTCTTATCTAAATAGAGTTGAAGAACATATTTTACAGGCATTATCAAATACATTATCTGATTATGAATATTACGTAGATAATTATGAGCAAGAAATGATAAAAGAAAAAAGAAATGTAGACAATGATCTAAAAAGAATTGAAAAAGAAATTGAGAAACTAAATAAGCAATTTGAAAAATGCTGTACATTCTTAGAACAAGATGTATATACTATAGAAGTTTTTAAAGATAGGACCAGCAAAATAAAAGATAAGATTAGAATACTAGAAGAAAATAAAAAAGTATTAGAAAAAGAATTTGGCGACGATAAAGTTATAAAAATAAAAAAACTAATACCTGAGCTAGAAAATGTATTAAAAAATTATAATACCCTTAGTATAGAAGGAAAAAACGAATTGCTAAAAAGCATTATAAAAGAGGCTATATATTCTAAAAAGAAAAAGTGTAAAAAAGGTAGTGGTGAGGATTATTTTGAATTAGAAATTACACTAAATATATAATTATTATGTATAGCATTGATGTGCATATGAATAAGTTCGTTGATGCTATACATAATAATAGCTAGAGAATATAATTTCCCTAGCTATTTTTATTACATCATTATTAATATAGCACTTACTACTCCAATTCCTAAGTATGCAATGCGCCCTGTAACTTCCAATACTAATTTTCTCATAGTCATTACCTCCTTCATTAGGATTATTAGCTGTTTCTGGAATATTTATACAAATTTTAGAAAAATTTTTTCAAATTCGCTTGACTATTGGTAACCAATAGTATATTATATAAGTATAATAAATAATAAGAAAGGGGTTAAGAAAGATGAAAAAGAATTTAATGAAAGAAGCTCATAAAATGACAAAAGAAATAAAAGAACAATATCCAGAAGTAGATTATCAAGCTCAATTAGGTTTATGCTTATCTTTCTTAGCTCAAGAGAGTAAAAAGGAAGGGGAAAAGAAAATGACAATAATAAATAGAAAAAAATTCTTTAATGAGGTTAATAAATGGGATATATATAAATATCTAGAAAATAACTTTACAAAAGAAATTATACATCATTCATTAGATGTAGGAAAAAATATATATGAAGTAAGATTTTATTTAGACGAAACTAAAAAACATATATTTTTACATTGTTACCATGATGAAGACGGTTGGAGAGATTTCGATTATTTTGTAGGGGGTTTATTAAGATTTGTAAAAGAAAGTGAAGAAAATAAAGAAAAAGCAACTGAAATGTTTAGATATTTCGATTGTGTTGAATCAGAGTAAAGGAGAAATAACATGGAACAAAGAAATTTAAAAGTAAGTTGTTGTAAAGCTGGAGGCAATGCAAGTAAAAATGCATTGTCTTACAAGTTAACTCTTCCAGTAGCATGGATTAAAGAAATGGGTATTAGTCCAGAAGATAGGGAAATAACAGCTACTTTTGAAAATAATAAAATTATAATAGAAAAGGGGAATAAAAATGAAAGCTTATAAAACAAGAACTTGGAATGATTACAAAATCTTAAAGGAGGATTCTATCAACACAGTTGATGTAAGTGAAATAGCAGAAGTAAAATTAGCTGAAAAAAATGGGGAACAATATATATTTGGAATAACAAATCATATAGATGACATATGGTGGCAAGGGTTCAAATTAGAATATGAATACGATGGTAGAGATTTATTCGAGTTATATCATCTATATAGAGAAGATTATATAATAAATAATCGTTAATTAATATTAATTTTAATCAAAATAAAAAGGACTAGAGTTATTCTAGTCCTTTTCTGCAAGCAATTTTATAATTACATATATTAAGTTTTAATCCTTGTTTTAATGGAAAAAATTGCTTGCTCTTATATTATAGCACATCTTAAAAATAGAAGCTAGAAGGTCTCTATACCTTCTAGCTATTTTTATCGGTCGCTTATCGGTCGCTTATCGGTCGCTATCGGTCGCGTCCGATAAACTTATTTTTCAAATACTTCTACATACTTGCTAGATGCAGTGATATAATATCCAGCTTTAACTAAATACATATCTGTTCCAGTACGTTCTATTTTCTTAACTATTGTTAATGCTTCACCTTTTTCTGCTTTGCCACAGATAGAGTCCTTATTAAAATTAGGTTTATCATGTACATTTACTTCTTGTAATACTCTTAGATATTGAGTTTTAGCAGTAGGAGTATTTTTATCTTTATGCATATAGTCATAACAATCTTGTTTAAATTTTTTCCATTCTGTTGGATGCTCTACAAAATAACGAGGACATATTTTATAAGCTTTTCCAACTATATCGGTGTGTCTTAAAAAATCTTTTCTTGGATCTAATCCATATTTATAAGCTAACCAAGCACCTAATTCAACCATACTTTTATATTCTTCTTCTGTATAGTGATCATCTTTACCAGTAGTAGCACATTCAACTCCTATACTGTAAGAGTTAGCTGAATTTGATGTGTAAGCTATATAATTTTCTGGAATATAACTATATAAAGAACCATCTAAATCTGCTAGATAGTGAGAAGATGCATATAAATATTTTCCATTTTGTATATAACCTTTAGTAATTTCATTAAACCAATTATTGATTGTATCTATAGCCTTTACACCTGCTTTTCCAGTGTAATGCCATATGATTTTAGTTGTTTTAGCCCTTTTACCACCGTTATTAAATCTTGTTAGCTTTGGAGTTTTGTTTATTATTTTAGGTTTATTTACTGTCATATTATCTCTCAATCCTTTCTAAGTAAAAGCACTTAAAATAGCTTATATTTGCCATTCTAAGTGCTTCGAAAACTTATTTATACTTATTATACATATTTATTTTTTTCGTCCCTTAATTGAATTAATACGTTTTTAAGTTGCTCGGGAATCGGAATAAATTCACTTGCATTTTCTAATAAACTTATAGCTTCATTAGCAATAAAAAACATAATTACCATTTCTCTAAGTGCTATTGTATTACCTATAACCTTTTGAATTTCATAAGCAGTAGCTATAACTATAAAAATAAATACTTTTCTAATTATACCCTTGCGCCCTACTTCACTTGAAAGTCTACTGTTATATATAGCTTTTAGAACCCCCGTTAAATAGTCCAAAATAACAAGTGTAAAGATTACTCCTAAAAGCATATCCCAACCTCCTAGATGCTTACATATGAAGCCACCTATTATTCCACACGCTATTGTAATACTGTTGAAATATTTATCCATATTGCTTAACTCCTATGTATTTATTTTCTTTTAATACACTAATATCCTTACCTTCTAACAATTTTTTTGCTAAATATCCAGTTACTGTTGCTGTAGCCATGCTTGTTCCTGTTAACACTTCGTATGAATCATTTAAATAAGTTGATTTTACATCCTCACCAACAGCATATACATCGCAATCTTTTGAAGAAAATTCTGATATATTGCCGTTCTGATCTAAAGAACCTACGCTCAACCCATACTTAGCAGGATATTCAATTTTTTTGTTATTTCCACTAGCACAAACAACTGTTATATTTTTATCTTTTGCTAATTCTATTGCTTTTTCAATTTCCTTATCTTCATCTTCGAATGAGATTGATATATTTATTATATCACTTTTATTGTCTATAGCGTAATATATACCTTCTGTTATATCTTCTGTATCGCCTTTCCCATATCTGTCTAATACTTTTATAGGTAACAATTCTATATTAGGTTCTACAGAGTGTATAATACCTGCTATATGTGTTCCATGGCCAAAATTATCAGTTGTATTTTGTGAATTACCTTCTTCTGTAAAATTCTTACCATTGATAATACAATCCCTAAAATCAACATGCCTAAATATGCCTGAGTCTATTATTGCAACTCTCATTTGTCCCTCTTTTCTTGCACAACAAAAGGACTGTACCGCTACAGCCCTTTTTAAAATAGATTTAGGTTTTTAATTATATATAGTTGTTTTTATTTTTTATATTCTCACATTTTACATCTTTTTCACCCCCTTACAGTTATTATACTATAAAATGATTTAAATACCATTCTTCCTACATAGGAAAAATGGTACACAATATTTTTAAATTATGAACTAACTTATAGTTATATATCCCAATGATATCAATTTAGATTTAAATGCATTTTTTACAGATTCAAGCCCATATGTATTGTAATGTGTATCATCCACACCATCTCCACCTGCTTTACCCGCATTTAAATCAGACGCCCCCATCAATATACTTGAAGGTACTTGCCCTAATGCGATTCTTGATTTATCCACATCTGTAGCTGTTAAATTGTTTTCAGTAAGAGAATTGTCTATTAAATATTGTCTTAAACTGAAATAATGTTCACCAAAAGTATTAGTAAATAAAGTTTCAACTTCTGTTGTTATAGCTCTAGTTGATTCATTTCTTAGCCTATAACCTGTTGCTCCAGTTGTTATTATATATTTTGTTCCTTGATAATAATCCACCATACTTTGTATTTGTGCTAATAATTTGGAAGGAGTATCATTCCAACCACTATTTGTTCCTAAATAAATTATCATCACATCATCATTTTTTCGTACTTCTGATGTTTTTGATATAACTTCTGTATTAGCATTAACTTGAACTTCGTTGCCTTCTTTGTATCTTGTAAAATAATATTTATTATTTTTGCATGAAATAGAACCTTCTATATTAGATATAGTAACTGGATTATAATTACATCCTGTCGATAAAACAGGGCCATTACTAAATGTCTGCTTGTCTTTACTCTCCAACGCAACTTCTACCTCTGTACAAGTAGCAGGTATTGTAAATGCAGTTTTAACATGAGCTTGATTTCCTCCTTGTCTGCATGATGTAGAAGTTGTAAATTCCCCACTAATAGCCATATTTTTAACATTATGAGTTGTTATTTCATTTTGTAATCTTAAAGGCCAAGAAAGTCCATCTGTTCCTGTACTTGTAGTAGAATCTCCCCAAGTAGATATGACTGGAATAGTACTAGCACCTAAATATGCTAAAGTTACATTTCCACTCGAACTATATAGTTTTGATACGGTTGTATATGTTGTAGAATCTTTAACCATATACACAGATACTGTTCCACAATTTTGTAACATTTGGTCTGCCTTAGTTACACCCTCTGATAATATTTCTATTTTTTTCAATTCCGTATCTCCACTAAAACAGTAAAATAAATTCGTTACATTTTCGGGAATAACTATACTTTCTAATGCAGAGCATTTATATAAAGCCATATTCATATTTGTTGCCCCACTTGGTAACCCATATATTTTCTTTAATTTCGTACATCCATTAAATACTTGATTTAAATCTGTGCATAATGTTAATTTGCTTAAATCTTGTATATATTCTAATTCTGAACAATTCATAAATGCTTGAGCCATATTTGAACATTTCACATATTTATCTAATCCCACTACAAATTTTAATTTAAGACATCCATTCCAAGCATTTGATAACCCATCAACTCTATCACAATCATATTTAAACCCAATTAAAGAAGTACAGTTCACAAATGTATTAATCAATGATGATGTAGCTATTTGATTTATTGTCCCATACTGATTTATTACTGTAGCACTATCTATTTGTATATATTGTATAGTAGTATTTGCATTAAATGTAGCTGACTTAACGATAACCTTTTTAGTTGCTCCGTCAACTTCCATAGTTGCAGGAACTATAATGTTTGAGTTTATTCCACTATATGCTCCCAAAATAACGTAATCACCATTTACAGTATTATCTGTAAAATCGGCACTTGTTACTGTATAAGCTCCTGTAGGGAAAGTTGTATCCACATTATATTCATCTCCATCTGCTACTACATAAATACTTGCATTTGATTCCGTTAACAATTCATCACTATTTATAAATTTTATATTTACTGTTTCACTTGTATCTATATTAACAACAGTAATAGTAACATATTGATAAGTGTTATAATTATCAGGTGTAAAAGTCAATGAAGTTTTATCTATACTTAAAATATCACTATCTTCTGTTATAGTAATTGTTTGATTTTGAGTTGGTTTAGTATCTAATTTTACTCCTATAGTAGCAGAACCATTTTCTGCTATTTTTACAAAATTTTTATCAAATACAAGATTTCCATACACAGGTTTTTCTACAGTTCCACCACTTATTGTTAAACTAGATAACTCTATATTTCCCAACATTAATTTTATAGTGTTATTATCTCCTGCTACCAATTTTAAACTTTTTAAATCTTTCGCAATATCTTTATATTGCGAACTTAATTTTTTAATTTCTTCACGCGCTTTTGTATCATGCAAATTAAATTCTTCTATTTGATTTACTTCTTTTGCCATATTTTCATCCTCCTATAGATCTTTGTACCATGAATTTTCTTTGAACGTTTTATCATCTTCTTTGAATTTCCACAGATTAATCGTGCAGCCTTTGTATTTTATATATTCAGTCCATGCAACATGGAATGTACTAAGTCCATAGTAACCCTTACAGAATTTAACTGCTTCAGTAAAAGACCATGCCACTCTCTTTGTTCCCCAGCTTATTACGTATACATCAAGAAATCGAGGATTTCCCCATTTTTTCTCTGCAGATTTGTCAGAATCTTTATCTAAGAATATATCAAAATCTGTACAATAACCTCCTGTATCTGTTACTGTAACTATTCCATCTGTATTACCAAATTTGCCTTTAAGATACGGTATATACAATTTTGTTCCATATGGCATGTTGTGTGCTCCTACTGTTTTTGCAACCTTTAATCCCAGTCCAGATGCACTTCCACTATCACCACCATAGCTTGTACAACGTGCTTTCGTAAATCTATATATATATTTATTCCCATCGATTGTTCCTGTTTCATCAAAACAGTTTGGAGTCTCAATTGTAGGAGTTGGTGTAGGTGTTGGAGTTGGCTCTGGATCATCTCCTCCAGAATCTCCTCCAGAATCTCCTCCAGAATCTGGAATAACTATTTTTTCTGCTATAACAGTTATTAACACATCGCCTGTTACAGCAAGTATATTTATAACACCATCTGCATAACACTCTTCTGTTATATCTTCACTATTCATTATTACAATTACGGAACTTAGTTTATAACCTTCATTTGCCATTATAGTGGCTTTATATGTTGCATTTTCATCAAGCTTCACTGCTAAATTATTTGTCATAGCATTTGTTAAATTGTTAGTTATTGTATATTGAACTTTATCGAATTCTTCATCAAATAATGAGAAATCAAAGCTGGCTACTTCAATAACACTTGTTTCACCTGTTTCATCATCAACAAGGGTTAATTTAGTAGTTCCTTCTGTTTCTATTTTTTCACTCTCATCTAAATCAATTAGATCATCTTGTACACTATATAAAAACTTTTCAGTTGTTACTATTCTTTCATTAGTATTTTCATCTAAAACAAGTATTTGGCACTCATATGGTCCAGCTGCATTTTTATACTCATATGGCAAATTACAATAAAAAAGACCTTTTTCTTTCCTACTACTTTGCAATAATTTAGGTGGAAGTTTTTTTTTGTTTGGATTTAACACATACAAAATAACTTTAAAGGACGTTAGATCTATTTCTCCTTTATTTTTAGTAATTCTAATAAAAAAATCTGACGTATTTACATCAGACTTTGAAAAAATTAAATTTATATCATTATGCATTTTTTCTACTATATCGAGGTTAACTGTTTTATACCTCTTGTCTATATTTGACATATAATCCCTCCTTATGCTGTTCTAATTAGCTTCGGTGTAAATTTATAACCTGTACTATTTTTAACTTTTGAGATATAAATATATATATATATTTCAGCAAAATCTTCTGTAACAGTAAATGTAGCACCATCTCCTAAATCCCATGCCAACTCTGTTCCATCTTTTTTCCTTATTGCTAACCCCCATGTTTTACCTGTTGTTACATCTGAACGTTTTGGGCATCCAGTTAATTTGTAAGTACCTTTTTTTAGATACTGAGGATAAGATTTATGTGATAGATAGAAAGTAGTACTACTTGTAGGTTGTCCTGTTGTTTCAATACTTCCATCTGTATTAACCTTAAATTTCATACTATTTAGTGTTAATGTTTTACCTACTTTACAACTTTTATATGTTAATGGCATAAGGTTTATTGTTTCATTTATTTCAGATACATCAATTCTCGGTCTATAATCTGGTCTAACTACGAAGACTATATCATCTCTTGATGTCGATTTAGTTCTTATACATACATTTTCTGTAGATGTAACATTGTAATATTCAAAATATGTAACCTTACCATTTGCATCACGTTGTATATATTTTTCTTCAGCTACAATTCCAACGTGACTTATATTTTTAAAACGATTTTTTATTTTATATGTTCCATCCGCATTTTTGCCTGCATGACAAGTAATATCCCCTGGCATTACTTCATCTATAGGAACAAGTCTACTATAAAAATACTCTGCTATATCTGCAGCATATCTTACTTTTCCTCTATCATGTGCCCATGGGAATTTACTTATAGGAACTATTGTACTTGCATCAATAGTCTTATTATTCCCTGATGCATTTACAAATGGTGAATTGGCAAAATCTATTCCTAAGAATGCTACTAATACAAGAAATGTAGAACAATCAAATAATATATTTCCAACTGAATTTGTAAGTTTACCTTCAAATATACTCTTTCCAGCTGAATACGCAAATTTTATTTGACCATCAACTCTAGCATCCCAATAACTTCTTGCAGCTTGAACAGCTTGGTTTGCATAGCAACCACTCCAAACTATTTTATCATCTACATCAAAAGAACTGCCTTGTTCAGCAGTCCCATTTACTCCAAATATACTTTTACCTTTTACTATATTTTCTCCTTTTAGATTTATATCTCCTAATATAGTTTGATCACCAGCTAGATATTGTCCTTTACTTATTACCTGATTTTGTGTTGTAGGAGTATAAATTTTAGCAGAAAGTTTAATATCGTCAGATATTCCTGTTATATTTTCTATTCTTTCTTTTAAAGTTGCATATGGGGCCTTTGCTTCTTCAATTTCTTTGTTTACATCAACCCCCTGTGTTGAATCTATATAACATTGCCATATAGCATCATGAATAGCTTTTCTTATATCAATCCCATATACAGCATTTTTTATATTATTCAATAATTTATTTATACTTGGCATCTGTTCGCCTCCTAATTTATACTATTAAGCTTATCCTTTAGTGAGTTATATTCCCCTTTTGCATATATTATTTCTAAATTGGGATTCCCCACATTTGCTCCTTGGATATAACACTCTTTAATAGCTTCTTGTATAGCTTTTAAAACATCTGTTACAAATACTGCAGTTTTAATTTTATCTAGCCAAATTGTTATCATGTAGTTGTACCTCCTTCTAATTTTGTTAGTCTCTCTTTAATGTTTTTAATTTCGTTATTTACTTTATTGAAATTTTCATTTATTGTATTAACAAAATTATTATATGTTGTCTTTTTAACATATCCGGATAAATCGCCTTCCAATGTTTCAACTTTTTTTATATTAGTTGCTACACTCTTATTTATTTTTTCTACTTTTTTAGCTGTATTTTCTACTTCTAATTTTATTTGTTCATAATTAGTTACTTGTTTTTTCGATTCTAGCTGATAATCCTTTATATCAACTACTTTGTCTCCAAATGTAAGACTTGAAGTATGAGGATTATTAATATCTATTGTTTCTTTTACAACTCTTACATAATAATCGACATTAAAAAAAGGAACATCTAACTTGTAAAAGTTCCCCAAAGTAAATGCATCATATTTAAGTCCTAATATACTTAAATCTAATGCGGTTATATTGTTACTAATACTTAATTTCTGTGTTTTTAGAAATTCTATAGCATTTTGCTTTAATGCATCTTTATCTTCTTCATCATCATACTCTAAAATTTTAGTAACATATCCAATTTTTTTTATCAATTCTTCATCTTCAATATAAAGACTATTATTATTTATACTCGCTATAGTTATCCTTTCTTCACTGTCTACTTCTTTTCCCTCGCTATCTGTAGTCTTTAATTTTGCTCCAACTGGCATAACTCTTGAATAACATTGTGTTGGATCTATATCTTCTTCAAATTTTTTTAGATTAACACCTAATTTTATTTCTGTCTCTGTATATTCTCCTATTATATCTTTATAGTCGAAATAATTTATATTTTTTTCAGTTCTTATATTTACCTCTCCACCGTAAGAAGATATTAAATCTTTTATATTTTCTAGAGAATCTTTATAATTTAGTACTATTTTTTCCTCTGTATCTACTTTGAGTGTTATTTCTCCTATATGTATTTTCTTCCAATCTTCTACACATAAATTATGTGTATTTAATAAGGCAGTAATAGCTTCATTTATCGAATTATATTCCCCATAAACTTGTACACTATCTATTAGATATCCCAACTTATCTTCAGCTTTAAAAGTCTTATAAACTTTACCTTCGCTTTCTAATAAATTAGATTGTTTTAAAATCCTTCCTTCAAATACATTCTTATTTGTAAAAGTATTTAACACTCTTATTTGTGTTTTCATTGGATTTAAATAATTATATCCAATATTATCTAGAGGAATATCAAATTCAAAATTACCTACAGCATTTCTTTCTTTATTTATTTTCCCACTTAATAAACGTTTTGATATATCTTTTGCTGTAATATCACCTATTACAATATCATTATTTTCGTGATTTATAATTACCTGATACATTAGATTACCTCTATTTTATATTTAAATTGTATATTCCCATTGCCAATTATGGTTAATTTATTTACACCTGTATTTAACTTAAAATCCGTACTTTCTGTAGTTCCCATTGGAATTAGGTATTTTACATTATTTCTATATATTTCAAAGCTATTATCAGCTATAATTTTAGGAACAACTTCAACTATTGAGTTATTAATTAAACTTATTTCTCTAGCTTCATTTATGATAAACGTTGTTTGTTGTAATATATCTGTTAAAAAGCAAAAATCATCCCATAGCATTTCACCTTCATATTCATTTTTTATTCTAAAAGGATATCCTTCAAAAGTTGCCTTTATAGTTCCATATGTTTTAAGATCTTCAAAGTCAATCTCTATACATTCTGCTAAAAAATGATAGCCTGGTGTTACTTCATCTCTCAATTCCGTTTTTTCATTGCTTGAATATAACCAGTTTTCTACAACGATCCTTATAGCTTCTAAATTATGTTTAAACATTTCATCTACAAAAAATTTATATTCTAATTTTCTTGGTTCAAAAATTTGTGAACCATATAAAAAAGAAAAATCATATATAACGTTTGAGAAAGGTATTTCTTCTGTTACCTTCTTTTTAGCTGGTGTCGAAATATTACGTTCTAGCACTTTTAATCCTAAATCCCAGGAATATTTATTGTTATATTTTATTCCATACATTTAGAGTTGCCACCTTTCTTTTAATTGTAATCTTTCACCACTTAATTTATCTGTTGTATCAGCTATAGTTTTACTTAATTTTACCTTATCAATTTCTATTACTGGATTATTCATACCTGTTGTTTTTATTGCCTCTTTAAAAGATTCTAATAATATATTTCCTAATCTACTATAATCAATCTCTTTAGATTTTGTTGTATTAGATGTTTTAGGGTTAAAATTCGATGTTATACTATTTGCCATTTGTTTTGATTTACTTGATATTGCTTTAATTTTATTATCTAAACCTTGTACAAGACCTTCTCCAGTATATTCTCCAAGTTCCATCATTACTCTTGAAGGCGAATGTATACCAAGTATACCTTTAACCTTTGATGTTATTGCATTAGCTACATTCTTACAGGCATCCTTTACTGCATTAACTTTACTTTTTATCCCATTAATAAGGCCTTGAATTGCATTTTTACCTATATTAACTAAGTTTATACCTTTTATTTTGTTTATTATGCCATCTTTAATACTTTGTGCAACTTGTATAACCCTAGATTTCATGTTATTAAACGTATTTATAAAACCATTCTTTATATTGTTTACTGTGTTTATCACACCACTTTTCAAAGCATTAATAGAATTAATTACACTACTTTTCAAATTATTAAAAGTATTCATCACATTACTTTTTAAATTATTAAAGGCATTTACAACTTGATTTTTTAGTTCTATAGCCTTAGCTTTTACTGTGTCCCAGTTTTTATAAAGTAGCACTCCTGCTGCAACAACTGCTGCTATTACAGCTATAATAGCTATTAATGGTAATGATACTGCTCCTATTCCTACTCCTAGTGCACTTGCAGCAGTCGCAACTGCAGTAAAAATTGGTGCTAAAGTTGTGAGTATTCCAACTAATATTGTTATTACAGATACTATAGCTACAATAGCAGCTGATAATTGGGGATTTGCTTGTATCCATTCCGCTATTTTACCTATTACATTAGCAATAGCTAACATTACTGGTGCAAGGGCCAACTGAATTTGACTTATTGCCTGTGACATTGCAACTGCTGGATCTGAATTTAATGTTTCAACCGAACTATTTAAACCCTCCATATTCTCCTCTGCATTGCCTAAGTTATCACTCATTCCTAATATTGTATCTGTTATATTTTCGCCATTTTCTTCCCATAGTGTTCCAAAAATCTTTGTTCCAAGTTGATTTTGAAGGGTTTTATCATCTACTTCTGATAAAGCTTTTGCTACTTCTTGCATCGCAGTTTTTCCGCCTTCTCCACCTTCTGCAACTGCTTGACCCCACTTTTGTAGTTGTTCCCCTGAAATACCTACTTTTTGGAATAATTTTGCAGTTTCTGCATCTACACCTTGACCAAACTCAGCTAATACAATACGACCTTCTTTAAGTCCATCTAATAAAACATCTATATTCCAAGTTCCTGTCTCTACTCCCGCTGCCATTATCCCTTGGATTTCTTCAGCACTATATCCTGCTCTTTCTAACTGTGAACCATATTCTGTTATTATATCAATTTGGTCTGGTGGGAATCCTATTTTTAGTAAGCTATCTACCATACCTAGAGCTTGTTCATCAGATATATTAAGACAGTCTGCAAGTTCATTAGATTCTTGTATTAATTCGGTAAAATCTACATCTCCATATGCAGCACAAATTGCTGCTGCTCCTTGTACTACTCTAGAATTTGATTCATCTGAAGCATCTGCATTTAATGCCCATTGTCTTCGTATACCTTCTAATGCAGCTTCACTATCTACACCATAGCTTTCTACAATTGCTCCAGCTTCTTTTACTGCTTGCTTACTCTCTTCAGATACTTCCATACTTATATCTATTTTTGTATCTAGGCTAGATGTGTCTAATGCCTGTTCTATAGCTTCTCCTATAGTCCCTACTGCTGCCGCTCCTGCTGCAAGGTCTAATAATTCATTTCCAAGACCTTCAACTCCATCTGCTGCTTCATCTGTTGATTCATCTAGTTGTTGCATATCTTGCCTTACTTGTTGTATATCATTTCCGGAATCAACATCTTGAAGTGAATTTTGTAGATTTTCTAATTCTCTTTCTGTAAATTCAATTTCTCTTCTAAAGGCTCTATATTGTTCCTCTCCTATATCCCCACTAGAAAATTTTTGGTCTACTTGTTCCTGTGCATCTTTAAGTCTCTGTAGCTTTTCTTCAGTATTTTGAATTTGTCTAGCTAATAACTCTTGTTTTTGTGCTAATGCTTCAGTATTACCCGGGTCGAATTTCAAAAGTCGCTCTACATCTCTTAATTCACTTTGTAAATCAATTGATTTTTTATTTACATCCGATAAAGATTCTTGTAAACCAGTTGTATTTCCATCAATTTCTATAGTAATTCCTTTTATCCTACTTTTTGCCATATCCTCACCTCCTTAAAATCTATCAAAGTCAGCTTGTGTAGCTCGTCTAGGACCTTTTGCTTCTGGGTTATTAAATCTTACAAATTCATCTATGTATTCAATTGCCATATAAATTGTCATTGTCTCTAAATCATAGAGTGTTAAACCTGCTTTTTTACATAATAAAAAGAATGATTCAGTTGTAATACCTTCATCATTCTTTTCATTATTACTATTATCTATTTTTTTTTTGAGTTAGGTGAAATACTTCTTAATATAAGATCTTGTAATTCTGTAAATACCTCTGAAATATCAAAATCTTCAAATGTATCATACCATGTCATTGGTTCTGGTATACTTTTATCAGCAGTTTTAGCCAATACCCAAACAACATTGTATAATATTTCAAAATTTATATTTTCTATATCTCTTACAGTTACACTTTTCTTACTTTTTACACTTTTTTTGTTATTTATAGATTTATCTATTTTTAAAATATCTTTAAAAAAGTCTCTATGAAACTGTGCTTTATATCTAAGTGGTGTCGCTCCAGTAGATTTGAACCTAACTTCTTTATTATCTATAACTAATGTCTTTTCCATGTTCTATCTCCCTATGCAGCTTCTTTTTCATATACTTTATTAAACCAAGCATTATAGATTGCATCTGGTGTATTTGTTGTTGTTTTAGTCTTAACTCTCTTATCTCCTTCGCGTGGATTAGCGACAATTGATAATTCGACTGTATTTGGGTCAACACTATTAGTTTTAGTAGCTGATGCAATTGTAGGTCTACTTACTGTACAGTTATATAATAAATGTCTTACTTCTTTTATATCTCCTTCGAATTGGAACATAAGGGCAAATGGGCTTGTTTTAGCATTTGCCACTTCATGCACCACCTTATCCGTATCATCTTCAACTTCTCCTAATATATCCTTTGAGAAACTTATTGGTACATTAGCTACTTTTAATGTTCCTTCATATCCCTGGTTATTATCACTTGAATAATAGACCATATTGTCCGCATAAAATTCGATTAAATCACCTCTAGCATCAAGAGAAATTTCTACACCTCCAGGAATTGCAACTGGTGTTCCATATGTTACTGTACCATTTTCTTCTATTCCTGTAATTTTAGCATAATGAACATTACATAGACCATATGTTATTTTATTATCTGCTTTAGTATTAGTAGTCGACATCTAAAATCACTCCTATCTCATAATTTTTTTTAAATAATTCTTCGGAATCAATATAATATTCTATATTTTCATAAAAAATATTATTATCATCTAAAATTTTTTCTAATTTTCCTTCCAACTCTAAATCTTTTTTATCTGTATATAACTCTATATTTATATTGTCTATTTTCTTATATACTTTATTGTCAGCGCCCATATTATTATCATCATCTACAACATAACATATATATGGTGCTTCTTGAGCTTCTTTAAAATGTGAATATGCAACTGGTATTCCAAGTTGATTTAAAATAGAATTTAATTCTTCTAATTTCATTCTATTTCCTCCCTAATAGCTCTTTCAAAATCTTCAATTGCTTTTTCTTCAACTGGTTTTATATGTACTCTAGGTGCTACTCTACCTCCATTTTTTTTAGCATGTCCATGTTCAAGTAAATGTGTTAATTGATAATCTGTAGCATTATGTACAACTTTAGCTGTTCCTACCTGTTTTACTCTCCAACCTTTTTTATAACTTCCAGTTTCAGATGGTGATGTACTTTTAAGAGTTTTAACTGCTTCCTTTGCAACTTTTTCTTTTGATTTTTCAAGACTTTTTTCTACTTCACTTGAATATTGCTGTAAAGCCCTTGTTATTTCATTGCTTATTCCTCTTATTCTAGTCATCCAATCACCCTTTCACATGTTAACTCTATATCATTTTCATTAATTTTATAAGTTTTTATAACTTTATATTCAACATCGTTATAAATAACAGTGTCCTGATTGTCATATTCAAATAAATATATTATAAAAGCAGCTCCGGGTTTCATACCACTTTGAGCTGCTTGATAAAATTCGGTACGTGAAATGGACTTAACTTCACAAAATACCGTTGTTTTTTCTAATACTTCAATTTGATTTCCAATTTTATCAGATTTATATGTTTTTTTTACTAATTCTATCTCATCAATTCTCATATTATCACCTATACTCTGAACTTAAAGATAATGACTGTTTTAAACATTCAAAACTTTGCATATATCTCTCTGATTTATTTGGATCTGTTTCAATCTGTGCTTTGCAATATATTTTTAATGCTTGAATAATTAAGGGGTCATCTTCTTCAATTACTCTGACCCCAGCTATTTTTAAACTTTTTTTCCCTGCATTTATATAATCTTGAATATCATCATCTAGTGAATCTGTTTTTATTCTAAGTGATAGTTTTACTTTTGCTAACACTCAAACCACCTTCTTAAGCACTTTTCTTTGTTATTGTCACAAGGGAATTCTTATCTACTACTTTACCATCTACTAACATTATCGCTTTTGTAACTTGATCATCTGTATCATTATCTTCATATTTTTTAATTGTCATATTTAAGTTTGTATTTAATATATAGTCTTTCATATTAAATAAAGCTGCCACTATAGTATCTGCAGAAGGTGAAGCTGCATAATTTGACATATAATCATTACATACTACTGTTCTTCCAAGTAACATTCTTTCTATTTTACCATTTAATCCATAATTAACACGGCCTATAGGTTGTCCTGTAGTATCAGTTAATCCTGCATATTCCATAAATGTTTTTTTAGTCATTAACCATACTGCTCCATTTTCATATGCTAATGGTAATGCTGCTTCTGCATCTATTAAGTTTTTATAAGCTGGTGAACCTGTTTTAGCTATATCTACATTTTGTCCTGTAGCTACTGTTTCTGTTAAGATACCTTTTGGTTGTCCTGAACCACTTCCAGTTAAAATTGCTTGTTCTATTGCTTTTACCATTGCTTCTGATACATTTGCTATTAATGTTCTTTCAAATACTGGTAAAGACATAGTATCTACTTCTAATGATACTGATACTGCGCATCTTAATTTATTATAAGTAAATGATATATAAGAAGTTGTTTTCTTTTGTTTATCTGAACCAGCTCCTTCATTTACCCAGCTTGCAGAAGGTTTAGCTGATGATGTCGGTACTTTTACTCCACCTTTATATGCTGTTCTTGTAACAAGTGGTAATATCATACCTGTAGCTTCCATTTTTTCGATTATTTGTTCTAATACTGTTTCTGGTATCATTTCACCGACATCAGATGTTTTTGTATTAGCATCTTGATTCTTTAATTCTGCTGCTATAGGTTCATTATGTAAAACATAATTCATAAATGCTTTTCTATATTCTTTTTTATTTGTGAAATTTTCTTCTACATTATTGTTAGTAGATGCTACTACTTTTGCACCATTTACATTAACTGATTTATTTTGTATATTTGTTATTTTATGGTTATCTTGTAAAGCATTTAAATTAGCTTGTGCTTTCGTAGATTCTTCATAGTCATTATCTAACTTTTCTATTTGTACTTTTATATCATTGAACTCTGATATCTTACCTTCATTTATTAATTTTTGTCCTTTTTCAATTAATTCATTTCTTTGTTTTATATACATTTCTTTATTCATGTATTTTACCTCCTATTTTTAATAAGTTTAATTGAGCTTGCGCTTTTTGTTTCATAAAAAAATCAACCTCATTTTTATTTATAGGTTGACTTTCTTTAATCTTATCTAATAATTCTTGTGGTATAGATGTACAAGAATTATATAATTGTAAATTTTTAAAATTTGTTAAATTAGGTTTGCTGTTATTTTCAAACATAACTTCATCAACTAAACCTAATTCAACTGCTCTCTGTGCATTTAACCAAGTTTCATGGTCCATTAATTCAAGTGCTTGCTCCATACTCATTCCACTTTTGTTTACATATGCATTAGCTATAGTTTCATTTGCATTTCTAAGCACTTCACTCATATGATCCATTACTCTATAATCCCCTTCAACTCGAGAAGTTAATACATTATGTACCATTAACTGTGCTGTCGGTGACATTTTACTATTACCAGCCATAGAAATTACACTTGCTGCACTTGCAGCTAAACCTACAATTTCTATATTTACCTCTCCTGAATAACTTCTAAGTTCTGTATATATTTCACTTGCTGCAAATACATCTCCTCCAGGACTATTTACTTTTAATCTTACTGGCTGACCATTAGCTTCTTTTAACTTCTTTATAACATTTTTAGCACTTGTATAACTCCATCCTATCCAATCATAAATCCATTGGCTGTCATCTGAAATTATATCGCCTTTTATATCTATATCATACATTATTCTTCACCTCCTCCTACAGTAACTGTATCAAGTCTTCTAAGAGGTTTATCTCCACCTTCTACTGGAGGTAAATTAAGTACCTCTCTCCATTCATTTGGGGTCATAGCACCTCTATCCACCATTGCCTGTAACCCTAATTTAGTACTCATAGATGCATACTGGAGATGATTAGCAGCAAATATAATTTTATTGCCAAATCCTCTTTGTTTTCTTGTAAATAATTTTCTTGTGAATTCATTTGATAATTGCATTGCTATAGGTTCTATTTCACTTTCATAGTAAGCATTCCATTCATCTTCAGTAAATTTACTTTGTATTATCTTCTCATTTGTATTAAAAAAGTTATAAATTCTTGTTGTTGTTCTATCAGTTTGACTTGCATTAGGAACATAGTCCTTTGGATCTATTTGTATAGCTTCGCATTTACTATCTACACCTGCAGCTCCTGTTCCATTTTCTACACTTAAAAACTGCTGAACAAATTCATCTGTATTTTTCTTTATATCTTCTGGTCTAAGTGAACCTGTAAATTTTAATAACCATCTGATGATGCTACCATTTTTTATTGCATTTACTATCCCTTGGTCTGTAGTTGTTACAATATTCATTAATGGAATTAATACTTTACTAGAATTTTCTCCAAATATATCATTTTCAGAATAATCCTGACGTATATGAATAATATCTGTGTATGGATAGGTAACAACTTTCCCATTTTTATTATAAAATCTGAGATATAAATTAGCTTCATCATCATATATAGCATCTACACTGGCATAATCTATGCAATATAATTCTATCGGATATCCTTCACTATCTCTTACTATAAGTGCAAATGCATTATTATTAAGTTTAAATTGAGTAATATATTTCTCTAAAAACACTTGTCCACACATATATGGATTAGGTTCTTCCAATAAAAAACGCATATATGGTTCTGGATTAACGGAAAATCCTTCTTTATTATTATTCCTTATATGTTGTGGTATTAATTTACCAACTGCTCTTACTGTAGGTCTTATACAAGCTCTTATAACATCCGACTTATAAAGATTACCATTCCAACTATAAAATCCATTTCCTTTGTCAGAAATCAATTCAAATCTTGTTTTTGAAGGGTTTTTATTTCTAAATCTATCGAATATACCCATTTTCTCACCTCCTATATAACACTTTCATAGGATTCTTTTATTCTTTCATATTGTACATATGCATCTAATAGTGATGCCAATCCATCTATCCTCTTTCTTTGATTAGATGTTTTTATTGGTTGTATATTATCATTTTTATCTACATCTACCGATGTATTTGATAAACACCACTTCAGAATCGGATTATTATTATAGTTTATAATTTTTTTATCCAAATCAGCGCCTAATGCTTTCATTGGTCCAGAAAGTGTTTTTTTACCTTGTATTACTGGTTGCCATGTATCTTTTCCAAAGGTTTCTTTCATTTCTTCTACCCAATAAGTAGCACTCCAACCATCATAGCCTCCACTATAAATATATATATCTAATTCATTTTGCATTTCTAAAAACCACTCTGTTACATACTTATAATGAACTCTATTTCCTGGAGTTGTCCTTAATAACCCTTGGTCTCTCCATATATCATATGGGATTTTATCTTCTTGAACTCTCTGTTCTAAAAGATCCTCTGGTAGAAAGTACATTTGCATTACATATATATGTGCATCTTTAGGGACTTTAAATAATAAGGTTGCACAAGTTAAATCTGTTGTCGCTGATAAATCAGCTCCACCTATTCCATATCTAGGTTTTAACTCTTTTATATCAAATATATCTTTATTATTAAGTTGTTCAAATGTTAACCAAGCTTCTGAACTTGTTTCCCTAATATTAAATTCTTTACAAAGTAAATTTTTAACCAATAAAGGATTTTTCTTTGCTTTTTCGACTTTCTCACTTAAAGTTCTTTTATTTTTTATAGTGCCAAGTCCTGGATTAGCCTTTTGCCACATATTAGGGTCAATCCATTCTTTTCGATTATCCAACTCGTATATAAAAAAAATAGAACGTTCATCTTTATAACCGTCCTCTTCTTCATAACCATTTATAAGCATTTCTGCTTCATCATACTTTTGGTCATATATATCCTCTCTTATTGTTCCAGCTGTAGTTGTAACAAATATAAGAGGTTGTTCTCTTGCTGTTATACCATCTGCTATTATGTCATATAAGGCTTTACCATTTTTCCATTGATGTATTTCGTCCATCAATGCACCATGTACATTAAGTCCATCTAAGCTGTCAGAATCACTTGCCAATGGTTTAAATGTCCCATCATTAAAGTCTGATTCTATTTCTCCTACTTTTGTTTTTAAACGTTTTGAAAGTGCTGGAGATTTTTTAACCATTCTTTTTGATTCTTGCCATATAATTTTAGCTTGGTCCCTTTTTGTAGCTACAGAATATATTTCTGGACCAGGTTCTCCATCTGCAGTTTGTAAATACAATCCAACACATGAGGCTAATAAAGATTTTCCATTCTTTTTACCTATTAATAATTCTGCAAATTGATATTTTCTAATTCCCTCTATATTTACAAATCCAAATATAGTAGCTAACATGGCCTTTTCCCATAACTCTAAGATTACAGGCTTTCCACCCATTTTCCCTTTCGAATGTCTACAGAAATTTTCTATAAACTCAATAGCATGGTTTGCTCTTTTATTGGAGTAAAAAAATTCACCTGGATTCTCCATATCATTAATTACTTTTTTATAAGTCCTATAAAGTTTATCACATACTATAACCTTCTTAGACTTTATTTCTTCCCAATATTCTTTTATTGGATTGTAATCATCTGGATACTTTATCATACATCTTCACGACCATATATAAAGTTATCAAACCCATCATCAACTTCTTTTATAACTTCTTTAGGAAGCAATGCAAGTAATTTATCATTAACAGTTGTATAACGTTGTATCATTGTATTATATGTTTTAACATAAGGACTTTCCCTCAAAATTGTATACTCGCCCTGACACATTTCATCAATAACACCATATTTATTTATACATTCCCTTAATTCATCTAAGGTTATTCTCATAAATGCTGCTTCTTTAATTAATCCTTCTACTGTTTTTTTCTTTTTTTCGTCAACCTCTTTCAAGATCTTGTTAAGTCTACTTACTTCTTTTTTTATCTTGTCATCTTTTGTTAATTCCTTTTTACTCGCCACAAATCTCACTTCCTTTCTTTAAAAAAGTATTTAGGGGGTGGGGGTTATGTGAAAACTCCTTGTATATTTTTTGAAAGTCCTTCCCTCGGTATCCTGTTAGAAAAATTTAAATTTTTTTAAGGGGGGACTATTGGCTCGATGTCTCCAGTTGAAGTAAATCGAA